ATACTTCAACTCCAACTTTATTGATTTTCTTTTTATAATTTTTAGTATTATATAGAATTAACCAACGTTTAACAATAGTACCAAAATAAGAATATGCTTTAGCCCCTCTTGTAGGGTCAAATAAATGAATTTTTGATAATAAAAATGTTATTACTTCATGTTGTAAATGTTCTATATTATCTACTTCTGTATAATAAAATTTAAAAGTATGAATAATATTTTCTGTTAGTTTAAAAAAGGGATAATGAATTTCCTTTTCATATATAACAGAACGAACCTTGGAATAAGGTTCTAATACAATAGCATCTTCTGTTTCTTGGGTAAAGTAGTTTTTACTCTTAGGTCTTCGGGTTTTCTTTATGGCCATAATATCTTATTTCTTTTCGAGTTGGAACTCGTTTAAGATATCTTGTAACCCTTTTATTTGTTGAAAGAAAAAACCTACTTCATCATCGCTACTAAAGCTACCTTTAGCATCTACTTCTTTCATCTTAGTGTCTGAAACCTCTATTACTCTCGATATTTTATCTAGGTAATCTAAATAACCTGCGAGGATATCTTCTTGTTTTTCATTTTTACGTAATAGATTAATAGTCGTAAATCCTAGGACCACGACTATTATTGATAGTATTACTATTGTTATTATCATAATTTATCAAATAAATTTTTAAGTCCTTCACTTTTTATAGTATTTAAGGCTTTAGACTTAGTACTTGTTTTTTTATTTGACTTCAATGTATAATTCTTTTTTGGTTCATCCACGCTATTTTCAAATGTGTGTAACCATTCTTTTTCAAATTCAATTCTTGCAGCCATTAGATCAGCATGATGTATAATATAAATTAAAGAAGTTCTTGGTTTTGTTTCAACCATAAAACTTTTAAAATATGATTCATTTGCTGGATCATATAAACCATCATGTAATTTAATAGCTAAATGCTCATTATAAGATAATTTAATACCTGCTTGGGTTAATAAGAAAATTGATCTATCTGGAACTGACATATATGCTATCTTTTTATTAAATTGATACATTTCACCCATGTTCTTTTTTCTCCATTCATCCTTAGAAGGTATATGAGCATATTCATCCCCATCACCCATTTTACCTAAATCATGATTAATAGCAGCAAATACCAATTCTTCAACAGTGTATGTGGTAGTATCTGCTCCCATTTTACCCCATATATTATGTAACTCTAAAGCACATTCTATTACACGATTAACATGATCAATATAACCTCCTGGAAAAGCATTATGATATGCCTTTTTATGTGAAGCAGGCATAAGAACTAACTCTTCTTGATGCTTTTCATAAAATTTAAATAGCAATTCTTTTCTTTCTCCTTTAATATATTTACCAATGTATCCTGTAAATTTTTCCCAATTTGATGATATTTTTTCTGCTGGTATACTCATAACTTTTATTTTGTTTATTATCCGTTTCTTAATGCTGCGTGTTCTCTTTCTAATTGTGTCTCTAAATCTCTTAATACTAATTCTGTATTTTCGATTCTTTTGATAAAATCCTCAACTGGTTGTTGAGTTTTTACCATAGTTTTTAGATTTACTAAATTGCCCTGGATCTTATTTGTAAGTCTGACAATTGTTTCTGGATTGCGTAGTGCCATATTATATTTATTTAATTAATGTTATAGGTATCTTTATACCCCCTTTATTCCTATATCCCTTATTTCTTCATTTCTTTAAATCCCTGTATATTGAATTTAATAAAGGATCCTTATGATTCCAAATTATTTTTGAAGTTCTATTGATTTTTCTTTGATTTTTAATAATAACGCACATCTTTCATATAACTCATCTTGGATAAAAAACTCAATTCCCATGTCTAAAGCTTTATAAAAATCATCGTCAGAATAATGTTTAATAGCGTCTATATACCCTTGATCTTCAATATCCACTTCAGATATATAAGACCAAGCTCTATTAAATACTACGTATTCTCCTGCCTCTTTAATATCTTTAATATCAAAATCTTTATTAGATTCTTTAAAAAATTTAAGAACTTTTGTATTAAAATTTAAATGATTTAATATTAACTTTTTATACATACCTACATGAAATATAGGTTTTTCTTTTAATTCATTAAGTGTTTTAGCAGTTTTAGTACCATCAAGTTGTTCCCCTGGTATAAATAAACCAAATATATTTGTCAAATCAATCATCTTATTATACATATTCTTCAACTTCATTTTTTATATATTTAGTTATTATAATATAATGTTAAAAAAATACCCATCCAAATGATTTTACTCAATTTAGATGGGTAAAAATAAAGGTTGTGGAGAATATCGGAGTCGAACCGATGACCTCTACGGTGCAAGCGTAGCGCTCTAGCCATCTGAGCTAATTCCCCATAGTTGCGGGAGCTGGATTCGAACCAACGACCTTTGGGTTATGAGCCCAACGAGCTTCCAGCTAATTCCCCTTTTATTTATTGGTCTGTTTTGTCGCTGTAGTATTGGACTTCAGATTCAACCATCTCATTATATAGTCTTTCCTTATCTTCATCTGTTAAACTTGCCCACCATTCATCATGTAATTGATTTAATTCTTCCATTGTAACAGGTTTACTACTTTTTTCAAAATTCTTATCACTCATTATTATTTAATTTAATTTCTTGTTTATTACCATCTTTATCAACATATTCTGCTTTACCAACTACTACATTACTTTGTTTTTTACTAATTTCTTCTTTAGCTTTATCTATAGCATATTTAACTCCTGCTGGGTACATCTGTATAAATTCTTCTCTACCAAATTTTCTATATTGTTTTTGTAACAAAGTATTTAGTTTTAGACGTTGTTTATATTCTTCAAATGTTTCATCTTCGCTACGTGCATTACTAAGATTTACTCCCTTAAATGGATCCTTTCTCGCATCCTCATACATTTTTCTATTTTCTTCCATTTGTTTTAACATTTTTTCTTTATGCTCTTGGGTTCTAGGATCATCTTTACGCATTGTTAATGCTTCTTCTCCAAAAGTAATTAATGTATCATTATTGTCTTTTTTAGCCATTTTCTTTTATTATAATTATACTTCTCTTTTATCTCCATGTACTATTTTTACTGTTGGGAATCTTAAATATATTCCACCTTTATCATTTTTAGTTTCTTCAAAATATTGAACTGTAATTATTTTACCTACAATTGAACCATCCATATATTGTAAACGTTGTTCTTGAGTCCAACCACTACCAACTTTTACTTTATGTCCTTTATGTTCAATCCATACTTGAGATAACATTTCAATTGTTTCTGATTTACCATCTCTAACTACTTCATGCTGTATCAATATCATAATCAATTACTTCATATTCAGCATCATGGAATTTTTTAACTTTAAGTAAGTTTTTACTACGTTTACCTTCATAACCTACATTTTTACGTAACATAAATCCTTCCCAACCTTTTTCAGCTGATATTTTATTCCATGTTTCAAAATGGTCATTATCATTTATTTGGACTTGATCTACATATTGTAATGTTTTAGCACATGTAAATCTACCACCTTGCCAAGCTCTTAACATACGTAATCTTTCAGTTAATGGTGTATTACCTTTACCAGCATCAAATTCTGGTTTATGAATCATATCAAATATCATAAATATAGGATTTTCAATTTGATGATCTTTACGTCTTAGTTGTTTCATTACACCTTGAAAATCTTCATTACCATTTTCATCTACTAAACAAATTTCACCATCAAATACATTATTAATAATATTTGTTGCTTCAATAGCTTCTTTTACTTTATTTAATGTAGTTAATTCTTTACCCATTCTAGAATATAGTGTACAATTACCATTTTCATCAACAACAGCTAAACATCTAACTCCATCTAATTTTCTTGAAGCATACCAACTATCATCCCAATCACATTTACCTTTATATTCTTGGGCTAATGCAACTTAGAATGTAGGAATTAAATTTGGTATTGCTTTATTAATAATTTTATCTCCAGCTCTAATATCTAAATCTTTATCAATAATTTTGTATATTAATTCTCCCTCACTATTACTATAAGCGAATCCATTTACTAAAGCAATGGCATCGTGACCTGTAACTACTCTAGTATTTAACATATCTAATACACTAAATAAATTATGATTACCAATAAGATCAATTTTATCTTTATTTTTAATACATGTTTTACTAGTAACATAATATTGTTTAAATGGATTATAAGTATATTCTAACACCTTATGAATAAATGGATCTGCATCTTTTATTATTTGAACTTTTTGCGTACTACTACTTGTAGCACGCATGTCCTCTATAAATTTATTTAATTTTCCCATATTACTTTACTAATAAACTTGGTGAAACTGAGTATGAATTAAATCCTTCAATTGCTTTAACTTTAATATTTTTATTATTAATTTTTACAATTTTAAATTTTAAATTAGAATTAATTTTTTTATGGTTTATACTTACTATATCACCAACATTAAAATCGTTTTTACTTAATTTTTGAATTTTTTCACCTTTTCTAGCTGTCATTTTAACTCTTAATTCTTCACTATTGTAAGAAATAGTACCTAAACTAATGTTAACACCATACTGCTTTTCTAATTGTGCAACTGCGTTTTGAAAATCACCTCTAAAATTTTGAACTTCTTGTTTTGTCATAACCTTTATTTTTTAATTATTAATATGGGGTAAATATACGAAAGAACATTCAACAATAATGTCATCTGGATTGTTTAACCTCCAATCCCTAACAACTTCTTCACCATGTTTATCTACTAAAATTTGTTCAATTGCAGATGCAACTGAATTGCTTTCATAATATTCATCATATGTAATTATGCCATCATTTGCTGCCATAAACATTTCTGAATCTTCATTTGATATTTCTTGATATCTTGCTTTTTCATTTATCATAACCTTTATTAATTTTAATTTTGTTTTCCGGCGTTTTGCCTTATTTACGTGGTAAATATACGAACCCTTCTTCGGTAACCAAATATTTTTGTGGGAAAATTAAAAAGACGTCCTTAGGACGCCTTTCTAACTGATATGTTTATGTTATTACTTCTTTGTAAAGAAAGATGCAATAAGAACTAAAACAACTAAACCTACAAATCCACCATTACCTAGTGAATTTACAAGAGCTGTAAGGTTAGCAATTACATCCATAGCGAATATAGCTCCACCTGTTAATACGTACCATAAGATTGTTACTGGAATAACTGCCATAAATAATGTACCTAATCCACCAAAAAATCCTGTTACGTATTTAATTACATTTTCCATTTTTTTTTTTTTTTAATTAATACTATTTTAAAACTTAAGACCTACGCCTAACATTAAGTTAGTTGTCTTTTCTCCTACATTGTATACTAATTTAGGATCAACGTATACATTCTTGTGGAAAGTAAACATTTTACCTAAACCTAATGAAAGGTTATCAGTATCTACATCTGGTGCAGATCCATAAAGATATACATCATGACCACCTAGTGTCATAAAGTATCTAGCATGTAAATCTAGTACCATAGATTCAGATGAATCTGCTTGTGATAAGTTTATACCTACCATAAGATTATCAGATACACCGTATCCTAATGTTGGTGCTATAGACCATTCAGTCCAAGCTACATTTGCGATATCTCCAGTACCAACGTACCAATCGCCCTTCGCGTTTTGCGCATTAACTCCTACTGCAACAAGCAGTGATAAAGCTAATGTTAAAATCATTTTTCTCATTTTTTTGATTTTGGTTAATAATTAATTTAATTGTTTTGAAAACGTAGTGGCCAGCTACTTAAGATAACTTATATTGTAACTTTGTTTCGCTAGTAACCCACTACAGTTTCTAACAATGTTAAGCCCACAATATAATAAATTGACCTTAGGACTCCAAGTCATTTTATGAGTCCATTCTATCGTTGAACCAGTTATCGAAATCTTCAACATAATCGTCCATTTCGAAATCTTCATATGCTTCTGGTCCATCTATTCTAAAACTATTTTGTAGAGATTCTATATACCCATCTATGGCATAATCGAATTCACCTTCCTCTACATCATTTACTTTTTGTAAATATTTTTTTAATACTTTAAAGTCTACTTCTTTAGCTTCTGCTAAAAAATTAGCCCATTTTGATTCCCATCCCTGTTCCATAATATTTTCATTTATATCTATATCAGTAACGTCTGCTTTATACATTCCTGATTTTACTAATGTGTCTTCTATTTGCTTAGCCATAGAATCACCTCCACTATTTTTTAAAACATACCATTTACCTAATGGTTTTATCCAAACATATCCATAATCAGCACCCATATCTTTAACTTCATCTCCAAGCATCATTCCTGCTGTAAATGCATCATCTGCATCTATTACTTTATATCCAGTTTATTTTGAATTTT